CAAGCCGCTCGATGTCATCGGCCGCAGGACCGAGGTTGTTAAAGAACGGCAGCAGCGTTGCGCCGCTCTTGCCAAACAGCGCCACCGCTGCGGCCGTACGCTTCGCCGGGTCTTCGATGGACGAGATGCGATCTCCGACGAGCGTTATCTGATCCTCTTGGGATAGGCCGTTTAGCTCGTCAATCGAAATGCCAAGCCGAGACAGTGCCGCCTGTGCCGACTTGCTTTCCTCGTCGGCCCCCGCAAGCGTCTTCTGCAGGCGAGTCATGGAGCCGGTGAGCGTCTCCACCGAAACGCCGCTGCGGCTTGCCGACTCCTCGAGCACCTGGATGAACTCAAACGAAACGCCAAGCTGGTCTGCGAGATTCCCCAACTGCTCGACGCGGGCTTCAAGATCAACAAGCCCACGAGCAACTGCCGTAGCCCCAGCCGCGAAGGCCGTGACGGCAGCCAAGCCGGCAGTGAACGGGTTGATGAGCCCGGCGACTGAAGTGCCGATGCCAGCGAGCCCCTGCGTCAGCCCGCCAGAGAACACACGGCCCAGCCCTTCGCCGGCCGACGTGAGGCCAGAGAGCCGGCCAGCCACGTTGCCGATCGGGCCAGGGATCGCAGCGAGCGCACCGCTCAGCTCGTTGAACTTCAGCGTGCCGCCGTCGCCGGCCGCCTCCACCGAAGCGTCGTACTTATTGGCGGCGATCGTCGCCTTGGCAAAATCTGTGGCCGCCTTGTTGAGTGCGGAGCTGTACGTTTCTTGCGTGATGCGTCCAGCAGCCAGGTGGCCGCTGAGTTCCTGCACCTGCTGGTCGTATTTCTGCTGCGGGCTGAGGTTGGCCTGCGTGATCTGGGCGGCGCGGGCCAGAGCAGCGGCACGGTCTGTCTCTGCCTTGGCGGCGGCCTCGTTCTCTCCGCTGGCCTCTGCTGCCGCCCGGCTGTAAGTCTGTTCGTTGATCGCACCAGTGGCGAGCAGTTGCCCGAGACGTTCAAGAGTTGCGGCCCGCCGCTCTTCGGCGGTCGCCACCTGCTCCGTGATCCGGGCACCTTCCGCAAACGCAGCCGCCTGCTGCTGGGCACTGCCGACGATCGCCTGGAGCTCGGCAGCGTATTGCTCCGCCGTTACTTGGCCTGTGCGTAGGGCACTGCCCAGAAAAGCAACGTCGGTGGCGACCTGCTGCTGGGCTGCCGAGGCTGCGGCGCTGGACGATGCGAACGTATCAAACAGCCTAGCGGCTTGGCCCGCCTGCTTGCCGAGGTTCTGCAGCTGGCGATCGACCTGCGACAGACCTTTGGTCATACCGCTGGCGTTCGCGCTGAACTGCACGCCGAGGCCGATAACGGTTGCCATTACTCACCGCCCAAGTCTTTCGCCAACTGTGCCAATGTTTCCGCGATCTGCATTTCGTGCTGAGGTGCCTTCACGACAGGCACGAAGTCCTCAGCCTTCGGCGTTCGCCCTCGAGGGCAGTACGGTGCAAGGCTTGCGCTGGCCATCAGGCCCGTCTGCCTCCACTCGTCAGGAAGCGGGTGGTAGTGCCGGTGGATCGCAACCCACTCAGCAAACTCCCGCGAATCCATCTGCTCGCAGAGCTGTCGCACTGTCATTTTCAAATAACCCGCCAGACGAAACAGAAACACGCGCGTCGGGCGGATGGCTAGTTTTTTGCGAGTTCCTCCACGTCCTTGTCGGTGAGGGCGTTGTGCTCCATGGCCTTGGCCCACACGCGAGCCATGACCTTCGCAGACTTTCTCGCCAGCTGATCGACTTCGGCATCAGAGAAGAGCCGCTCGCCCTTCTCGTCGCAGAGGCACTTCGCCAGAAACTTCGTGCGGAAGTTCTCGACGCCACGCTCTTTGTTCTTCACCCATTCGTTTTCGTAAGCGTCGCGCTCGCCGCAGGTCATGATGCGGATAAACACGGAGCCGCCCCACTCCTTCACCTTGAGCTCGAGCAGGCCCAGATCGTCCGCCGCCAGAATCTGTTCTTTGGTCAGTGCCATGGTTTAGTTGTCCAAGAGCTTCAGCGTGACGGTGTACCGGGTGACGCCGTTCACTTCAGACGCCACGCTGACTGACTCCCATACTGCCTGATTCGTCAAGGATTGCCCGCCGCCAGAAACGACAACCTGAGCGCGCACGCCGTAGTTGCCCACTCCCGTGTTGTTGCCGCCCAGGCACTCAACAGTTAGCGTGCCGGCTTCGTCGGTCCACACGACGCTGCGGCCTTTAGGCGCGCCGCCGCCATACGTCCACGAAAGGTTCGTGATCTCCTGAAACGCAATTCCGTTCCAGGTGACGCCAACGCCATGCGAGTAAGTAGCCACGGAACCCTCCGTAGCGGCTTATCGCGCAACGCGGAAGGTGGCCTGGCCTCGCGTCACGTCGTTCACCGTCAGCGTGACAGACGAGCTCTGCACTGTGGCGACCGCCGAGAGCGACAGACCGCCAGTGATGGCAAGCGTGCCGGTCGAGCCGTCCGTGATGGGAGCAGTGCCGATGTACTCGATGCTGACTTCGCGGCCCGTGTCGGACGCGGAGCCCTTGAGCGGGCGATCCATAGTCAAGACGTTGGAGCCGGCCGACTGGCCAAGGTGCGAAACGTCGATGGTATCGTCACCGCCGACGTTATTCATCGAGTACGTGACGCTCGTCACCGTGTAGGTCGAGCCAGCAAACGAGAGCGACGTGCCTTGACCGTGGGATGCCATGAGTTAGTTCTCCACCCAGAAGATGTCGTATTCTTGACGAACGCTGTATATCGAGGTTTCGGCTCCCTCTTGGTCGACGATGTCATCAGACTCGTCTTCCAAGGTGGCCTGCCGCACCACCGTATTGTCGATGGAGCCGGCATACCCATCCAGAACGCGGCGACATTTGTCTGCCAAGTCGCGGGCCACGTTGTAGGTCGTGGCATAGATGTACAGTTCCATCGTTACCCGTGGCATGCCCGCCGGGCCGGTCATCGTGGGCACTCGCTCAATGCGAGCACGTCGCCAGATAATCAGCGGAAACTGGATCGGTGCTGGCCCCACGTGCCGCAGTGGGTAGATCCGCCCGTTGATGATCGCCTGCACGGCGGTATTGGCGACGAGCGCGTTTCGCAGTACTGCCTCGGGAGACTTGAGAGACATTAGCCAGCCCTCTGGGATGCACGGACCTGGCCGGCGAGCTCGCGGCCTGCTGCCTCTACGGCGTCGCTCATCTCACGAACCATCAGGGCTTCGACGCGGCCCCTCGTCTGCTCCCAGGCCGTACGGATCGGCGGCCGATTGTAGCTGCCGCCCGTGGGCATCTTGCCCGTGGAGACACGCAGACCGTTGGCGGTCTTGCGGAATCGCTCCTTCGTGCCGAACTCCAGGAGCCCCTGGTGGTAGCCCAGCTTCTTGTCATCGAATGGCTCGTTCATTCGCCGCCCGGCCCGATAGCCGATGATGGCGATGCCGACGCCGCCACGCTCGCCACGGGTGTACGTCTTGCTTTTGACAGCGATCGCCCGCCGCAGGTTGCCGGTCGGCCCACGTGGCGTATTCGTGCGAAGGGCCTGGAGCGTGCCACCCTGCTCGGCAGCGCGGCGAAGCCCTGCGGCCATGTGCTTGGCGGCCAGCCGATTGGGCAGCTGCTTGAACCGCTCGCGCACCTCGTCCAGGCCAGGCACGTCGATCGTCACGTTGACGCCGGCCTGCGGCGAAGGGCTAGCCATCTCGCCGCTCCTGGCAGATAGCCTCGTGCTCTGAGCGGTTGCCGTGCTCGAGCAGGCTGACGATGTCGAGCGTGCGGGATCGCCACGAGAACCGCATCTGTTGCGTCAGGCCCGGCAGGTAACGCAGCCGCACCCGGTGGCTGACGGTCGTTTCCTTTTGCCCGGCCGTCAGGGCTTCTCGTGCGCTCACGCCTTCGACGCTCGCCCACACGGCGGACGAGTCGCCCCACGCCAGCACCGTCTCGCCGAGGACATTGGTCGTGCCGCTGGCGATCTGCACGGTGACACGCTCGCGGAGTTTGCCGGGGTCGATCATCGGTAGCTGCCCCACTTCTGCGAGTCCAGAAGCGACTTCACGCCGAAGGGGATCTCATTGCCACTCATGGAGTCGGCAGCCATCCGGCGTTCGTACCACATGCCCACGAGCATCAGCATGGCGTGGCGGATCGCAGCCGGCACACTCGTGCCGCTGGCACCGTAGCCGCCCCACCAGGTCACGCTGATGGCGTTGTCATCTTGCAGGTGCGGCGGCCAGGTCTGCCCGTACAAGGTCTTCACGGTGCCAGGCACGCCGTCGCGGTCCACGCGGTAACTGGCCGTCGAGTAGGTGGACGTGGTGCCGTTCTCGAAGGTGAACGTGAGGGCAACCGCCGTAGTTGTGCCGGCCGTCGCCATCGGCGGGCGTGGCAGCTCGATGTCCATGGTGCCGTCTGGCGGGAACTTGTCGAACCGCATCACCCACTGCGTATGCACCAGCGTGCGGTCTAGATACTGCTCGCACCACTCGCGGGCCGCCGTGATGAGCGACCCGATGTAGGCATCGTCTGTGGTCGTATCGACTCGCAGGTGGGCCTTAGCCTCTGAGAGCGTCACAGGCTCAACGGCTGGTGCGGTCGCTCTGCTCAGGCTTCGATATTGCACGGCGGCGTTTCCTTGGGGTGGCGTCGGCCGTTTCTGCTTCGTGCTCGACGGCTGCCGTTTCGATCAGTTGGCCCTGCGTGTCCTCGACAGCCACGCGCTGGGCGAGCAGCTGCGTGGCCAAGCCGCCGGAGATGTCCACGGTCTGCCCCTTGCGGTAGGACCGCCACGCGCGGGTAAATGTGATTTTCCTCATTGCGGCACACTCCATGCAGTTTCGGGCTTCTTGCTCGTGTTCGTGAAGTCGGTTGTCCATTGGAAAACAGGCTTGCCGAGATCCCGGCC